AGTTCATCATCTTCCACACCAAACGCTTTGTCTAGTGACATCTCTGGAACCCCTTCAACCTCCTCTTTATCAAACTCAAATGTAGTTGGGTCTTGATTCTTGGCATAATATCTTCCAGAGGCTGAGTCAAACCTAAACCTTTCAAGTGCGTTTATCTCCCCTTGAAACTTCATCTTTACCTTCTGAACAACCAACTCTACATCGTTTACATCTATACCCTCTTTATCATTTTCAGTAAAGTGCCTATAGATAGTAAACCCATCGTGTGTTTGGTTTCTGAAGTCAGCAGATCCAGAACAGTCGTAAAGAGTTGGTAGTGCGTAATCATCGTTGTCCTTCTTAATCATCTTTCTAGGGTGTACCACTAAGAATATTATCACGTTGTTCATCTGTGCAAACATAGTCAGCTTAGTGAGTACATTCTTTATCTTACTTAACTCAGAGTCATTTGACTTATCGTACTCTAGCTTATTGAAGGCATCAATAACAAATATATCTACCCCATAAATAAACATTTGCTCTTTAAACTTTTCAAGTAGCCAACTCCAAGTAGGAAACTCTCCATCATCTGGTGCGGTTATGTAAAGCCTTTCGTTAGCCCATTCAACATATCTCTGAACCTCTTGCTTTGTAATCCTTTTTCTGTTATGGGTATCACCCCAAAAGTTTCTTCCATAAAACTTCTCAATAAACTGAGTCTGATGCAAAGCCATTGGACTGTGCTCTGGAGAAAAGAATGAAGCCTTCATGTTGTAGTCCCTCATAAGGTTCATAACATACCACTCTGTAAAGTTTGACTTACCATGTGATGGTATGCCTGTTGAAACAACAAGGTGTCCTCTCATTACAGAGAACACTTCCTTCAATCTACCAAAACATTTGTGCTTAGGAAAAAGGGTCTCTGGAAGTCCGTTCTCGTAAAGATCGTATATGCCTCCTGCTAAATCTTTAGCCGTGTATGTTCCTGATGCAGGGTATCTTTTACCATTTAGAATCGATTCTTTTACTAGATCACTTCCACCCTTTAGTAGATCTCCATTAGCATCCTTGTCTTCAAAAAAAACACGAACACATCTGTATCTACCTAACCTCTGTGCTATCTTGTCAGCGACAATCTCTCCCTTTTCATCGTTGTCTGTAGCAATGTAAAACTTTTTGACATCTTGCATGTACTTCTCTGAGTTGATCCAAAAGTCATCATTGTCATTTGCGCCATTAGGAATACTGATTGTATTCTTAAATCCACACTGATGCATTGCAAGTACATCAAACTCACCCTCAACAATAAAAACTTCCTCTTGCCCGATAGCGGCATTGATGTTGTAGAATATTGATTTAGTCTGTGCCGTTTGTGTAAAGTGCTTGCCACCAGATCTATACTTCTTCTTCACAAGGGTATCGCCTTCAAAGTAATTGAACACAATGTTGTTCATCTTCTTTTCTGCTTGTGGCTGATAGTATACCTCTTCCGTTACGTTTAATTCCTTAAGGGTTGATTGGTATATACCTCTAGCTTCACAGAACTTAACCATGCCATCAGACATCTCTGTGTAGTTTCTCCATGTCTGCTCTGGTAGCTTATAGACCATGTCTTGAACCAAGGGCTTGCTATCCTTGATGGATATAGCATCGCAGTGATGACACTTAGCGACACCCTTAGCTATGTTAACGCTTAAGCATCTGTCTGATTTATTCTTCCTCTCTGGAGTACACGCAGGGCATGTTGTTTTTATCTGCCCAGATGATTTACCTTTAAGGTTTATTTCATTCCATTCAATTGTTTTCATAATGAGTTCTTTGTTCTTAGTTTGGGTCTTCCTGTTTTCTTGTCTACTTTGTACTTGTTACAGTACCAGTTTAAAAAGTGTGCTACATACTCTTTTTGGCTCTTCACAGTATCAAGGGTGTGCTCAAGGTGTTCATTAAACTCTATATAATACTTTTCTAGGTTGCCTTTAGACATGTTAAACTTATCAGTTATGAAGTTGATATACTGTTCCTCTTGCATCACCTCTTCAAAGTTTTGGGCAACGCCCTTATAATTTAAATAATCTTTTGTTGTATTGTTACTATTGTTATTATTGTTAGTTGTGTCCCTTTGTTGTGCTTTTGTTGTGCCTTTGTTGTTCCTTTGTTGTCCCTCCTCCTTGTTAATTTTTTGGTAATCATCATATTTTACAACAGTTACGAGAGTATATTTGTTGTACCCTTTTGTGATTATTTCTCCAGTTTTTTTTAATTTTTTTAGAGAAGTAAGTATTTGCTTCCTTGAAAGGTTAAGTTGATCAGATAGTTTATCTCCAGAGGTAATAAAAGTCCCTCTTTTGATTGTTTCACCCATCCACTCCTTCTCTCTCCAATTTGCTTTTATAAGGCAATGGATAAAAAGTCTCATTGTGTTAGGGTCTGTATACCACTCCCACTCAAGTATCTTCCTGCTAAGTGTTATAAAAGATTCAGACATTCTTCAATTTTATTATATACTTTTCTTTTATAATGCTCAGGAAAGTACTCCAACTCTCTACTTATTTCTATAAGAATACCACGTCTAGTTATATCTCTATTTATTAGCACTCTGTTTAGTCTTTTTATTTTAGAAAAAGTATCTTCTACCTCTCCTTCTTTTCCTATCTCAGATATAATTTGATTTCTTAAGGATATATACTGAGTCTGAAGCCTTACATCTGTCTCAATTAAATTCCTCATTGTTTTTACAGCGTGCAACGCAGTTGCATGGTCTTTTTTAAAAACTTGACCTATGTCAGCAAGAGAAAGTCTACGAGCAAAGTTTCTTAAAAGAAGCATTGTCATCATCCTCCTCTCTACCAATGGTCTAGTTCTTTTATTCATGTCGTCTAGGACATTGTGTGGATGAAAGTAATGGTTGCATATATTGACTATGGCATCTTTTCTACCACTTTCAGTAATCTCAAGTCTTTCTAGTTGTAATTTCATAATTATATAGTTTGGTTTATTAATATCTTGACAGAGGGTACACTTGCCTGGTACCCTCCATGTGCCAAGATCACTTTGCATTAACTAAAAACAAATCATTAAAAAGGCAAGTCGTCCGTTGCTTGAGCCATAGTAGAGGCTTGTTGTGGAGTCTGTGTACTGTTGTTAGGGTTGTCTCTTGGAGGAAAAACCTTTCCGAGGTTGTATCTACTCTTAGTTTCTGGGTTGTATCCAGATAGAGACTTAGAACCATCGTCCCAAGTTGTTAGATCAAACCAAACGCTCTTACCATACTTGTCGCTGTCGGTTACAGATTTTGGTGATTCCTTGATGAGTTTTCCTAACTCAGTTACGTTTAGAGCGATACGCTCTTTGTTTGTTGGCTGTGCCATAGTAAATAAAATTTAAGTTAATAATTGATTTAAATCATTGAGATAGCCTCGTGCTAACTCAACTCGGTTATAGATTGCATCTATGTCTTCTTGGTTTCTTTCAACCACAAATTCTTTTATCCTGTGCTTAGGGTTAATGTCCTTAAACTTATGAGAGTCCCAAACCTCTTGTTCGAGTTCCTCTGGTAGGTCAATCATACCCAGCTTAGATCTAATCCTCTTCATCTCATCGAAGATTAATTCATCAGGAGTATCAACAAGGCAGTAAACAAGCTTTGATTCCTCAAAATCTGTAAGAGCCATGTATCCTTGGAGTTGCCAATAGTAATCTTTTGTTGGCACTTCTTCATTAGTTAAGGGAAATGTTGTGTGATTCCAGGAGCACTTTATGTCTACCAAGGTGTCTGCAAAGAGGTCTGGCTCACCAGTTATGTAGTCGTTGTTATACCTTTCTGTATTCTTTACAACGTCTCTTGATATATGCCTACCATACATCTCAATACCCTCTTCTTCAGCCATGATCCCTTTGTCTAGGTACTTTGACTGTATCACTCCAGACTTTCCGTATAACTGTTCTTTAAATATCTCGCCCAAGTAAGTTCTCGTGCCTACAGAAAGCAGGTCCTTCTTGTTCCTCGGATTCGTCATTAACTTACTAATGGACGAGCATCTAAACAGATA